ATGATGGACTTGATTCAGCCCATCGCGCACAAGGTTCTTGCAATCGTTGGCGGCAACCATGAGGCGCGTCACTACAAGACGAATGGCGTGGACATGACCCGGCTTCTGGCGAAGCAATTGGGTATTGAGGACAAGTATTCGACTGACACGGCGCTCGTCTTTCTGAGATTTGGGAGCGACAAAGACCATACGAGGCGGCATCGCCCGATTCTGTACACCATTTACCTCACGCACGGATCTGGTGGTGGTCGTAAAGAGGGCGGCAAGATTCAGAGACTTGCGGACTACGCTCAGATAGTTGATGCTGACATATACTGTTGTGGTCATGTACATTTGCCAGCGTCCTTCAAAACTGGGTTTGCTCGTCCGTCTGCGGCGAATAATTCCATTACATATTGTACGAAACTGTTTGTGAACAGCGCCGCGAAGCTTCAGTATGGAGGTTACGGCGATACTGGCGGGTTCAAGCCTCCGTGCATTGATACCCCGCACATCCTCCTGAGTGGAGAGTATAAAGACATGAGGGCTGTGATTTGAAATGCCGAAAGAGGTACTGGATGCCGTTGAGCGCATTGTCGCTGTCGGCAAAGAGGCCATTGTAAAGCGAGAGCGCGGCAAGTGGGTCGTTTTGGAGCAAGGCAAGCGGCTTGTGTATAAAGAGCCGTAAATGTAAAGTTGCACTTTAGATATAGCGCCTATTGCACTTTGGCAATAGGCAGAGCCAATCGGGGCTGAGTTGTTGCAAATTACGCAACAGCTTAGTCCTTTTTCTATTTTTGAGGTGAAGAGTTTGGACGAATCGACAAATAAATCCCCGGTCATCCGAAACGATATGTTTGGGCGGCTGGACATCTACGCCTCCTACGATGACATCAACGAGGAGAACCTGATTGCCGAGGTGAACGAGGCACTGGTTTACCACGTTAGAAATATGCTTGAGGAAGAGTTCCTCTACTGGTACACGCGAGGCGTTCAGCCCATCCTCAACCGCAAGAAGGAAGTCCGTGAGGACATTCTGAACATTGTTCAAGTGAACACTGCGGCTGAAATCGTGGACTTCAAGAATGGGTATTTCCTTACTCAGCCTTGCAGTTATGTATCCCGCCGCAAGGGCGTACAGACGAAGGTCAAGAAGCTGAACGAGTATCTGTACCGCTCCGGCAAACAGGATGCGGACAACGAGGTTTCCGACTGGTTTCACAGGGTTGGCAAAGCCCCGCTTTTTGTTGAGCCGAGCGATGACAACGAAGTTCCGTTCCGCGCATATGCGCTCGACCCGCGCTCTGCGTTCGTGGTGTACTCCCTTCGCCCCGGCAACAAGCCTGTGATGGCTGTGAACCTTGTTACCGTGGACGGCGTTGCCAAGCTCGATGTCTTCACGGAGAACATGGTGTACCACCTGACTGGCACGGTCGTGGGCAAGATGATTACCACAGAGAAGAACCATGACTACATGGTCACGGCTACCACGCTGGACTACTCCGAGCCGAATGTGCTTGGGTACATCCCAATCATTGAGTACCGCTACAACAGCATCAACACTTCTGCGTTTGAGCTTGCTATCCCGCTCATTGACGAGATCAGCAACCTGACTTCCAACGCCTGTGACGGCGTGGAGCAGTTCATTCAGAGTCTCGCTATTGCTGTGAACTGCGAGTTCCCGGAGAACACCACGATTACTGACATCCGCAAGGCTGGCATGATCGCGCTTCGGTCTATCGGTGAAAACAAGGCTGACTTCAAGGTGCTGTCTGAACAGCTTGACCAGACGCAGACGAAGACGCTGACGGACAACCTCTACGATGAAATTCTCCGCATCTGCGCTATGCCGAGTCGAAACACCAGCGGCTCTTCTACATACGACACCACTGGCGCGGCTGTCCTCGCTAACTTCGGCTGGTATCAGGCTGATGCCGCCGCGAGGAACACTGAGGACTTGTTCAAGAAGTCCAACCGTCAGTTTGACCGTATCATCGTTGAGATCCTGAGACGCAAGGGTCTGCTTGACATCGATCTGAGTGATTTTGAACTCCAGTTCGTGAGAAACGAAGTTGCGAACATTCAGTCGAAAGCGCAAGCGTGTAACACGCTTCTTGCGGCTGGTTTCGCTCCCGAACTTGCTTTTGCGAAGTCTGGCATTTCTTCTGATCCCGTCGAAGATGTCAACATGAGCCAGAAATGGCTGGAGATGCGGTGGGGCAACCCGAATAAGACGGCTGATGATACTACGCCAGAGACGGAAGAGAAGATGGAAACCGTTTCCGTAGACGGCGAAATCTGATGGTTGCTAAAGGCAGATAGTGATTGCAACACGAAAGGCGTCTTCCTCACCGCTTTCTGCCTTTTCCAATATGAGGGCATACAAGAGGATGTATGGAAAGAAAATACTGTGTTTACTGCCATACCGCTCCAGATGGTAGACGGTATATAGGCATAACTTGCCGAAAGCCTGAGAAGCGATGGAACTACGGCAGAGGGTACAAGGAAAACTCTTACTTCACACGCGCCATTGAAAAGTACGGATGGAAGTCGTTTACGCACGAAATTCTTTGCGAAGGTTTGACGAGAAAAGGCGCGTCAGACCTTGAGAAGAGATTTATCGCGTACTATGAAACCACAGACCGCACAAAAGGGTTCAATCTTGAACTTGGCGGTTTGAATGGAGACAAGGAACTTTCGGAAGAGACGAGGCGAAAAATAGGGGACGCTCACCGAGGGAAATATACCGAGGCACAATGGGCGGCAACTATTGCGCGGCGTGGGAAAGGGCATCCGCATACAGAAGAAGCCAAAAAGAAAATTGGCGATGCACATAGAGGAAGGCCGCTTTCAGATGAACACAAGAAGAAACTGTCTGAGGCTCACATGGGGATAAAACCCTCTGCCGAAAACTTGGCTATTCTTCGGAAGCTGAACATGAAGCGAATAGACCAGTATTCTCTTCAAGGGGTGTACTTGGCAAGCCATGAGTCAATTCGCGCCGCCGCGAACCTCGTTGGGGTGCGCGAACAAAGTATCAGCGCTTGTTGTAGGGGGAAGACACGGATGAGTGGCGGCTATATCTGGAAATACGGCGAAAACGACACAGGCGGTGCTGTGTAATGGCAAGCATTTTGCCGTTCGATGAACTGAACCGACTTGACGAAGAAATCCGTCAGCGGTTTGGCGACGAGCAGCTTACAGGCAGGAAAGAGGAAGAAGAGGACATCATAGACGAACTCCTCGACCTATTCCTCCTCGCTTACGCGATGGGAAATTCTGTAACAAACGAAAATCTTTCGTCCAGTTATGCCCCGTCTGTGGACGATGTGATGAAAGTAGTGGATGCAGAGGTGGCTGGAAAGACTTGGAGAGAGAGAGTCGAGGACTACTTCGCAAATGGCGGCACAGGGGAAGACCTCGCAAGGATCGCCGATACGGAGACTCATCGTATAGCGAACCAAGCCGCCTACGAAACCGCAAAAAAGGCGGGTGCAACAGAGAAGACTTGGCACTGCATGATGCTCCCGACTTCCCGTGATACGCACATCTACCTTGACGGCGTGACAGCGCCTATTGACGGCGAGTTTTACTCCTTTAAGGGCGGGTCAACTCAGTTCCCAGGGCAGTGGGGAATTGCCGAAGAGGATGTCAACTGCTTATGTTGGCTATCTTTCAGCTAAGTGAGGTGGGGCTATGACAAAACAAGATGCGATTGAAAAGCTCCTCTCATGGGCGAGAGAGCAAGTTGGCTACCAAGAGGGCGCGAACAACTACAACAAGTACGCAGAGGACAAGCGGCTTGTCCAGTTGTACGGCTGGGATGCCCAGAATCAGCCTTGGTGTGATCTTTGGACGGATGCAGCGTTCATCCACTGTTTCGGCCTTGAAACAGCCGCCGCAATGACCTATCAACCTATCGGAGATGGCTCTGCGGCTTGTTGGAGATCCGCACAGTTTTTCAAGGAACATGGCGCGTTCTCCCAATACCCAGAAGCTGGGGATGTGATTTTCTTTTTTGCCAACGGCGCGATTAACCATCAGGGAATCGTTGAGAGCGTGTCTGGCGGCATTGTCCACACGATTGAGGGAAATAGTTCCGACTCCGTTGCGAGACGCGCATATGCCATCGGCGCTCCAAACATCGCTGGCTATGGCAGACCTGATTGGGATGCCGCCGCGACTGAGCAAACGGATGAATCGGACGAGAAGCCGAAAGACCCGGATGCTCCGAGACTCGGCACTGTGACGGTGGAACTGCCCGTACTTACCAATGGCATGGGCGGCAACGCTGTCGCGGCTCTGCAAGGGATCCTTCGCTATCAAAAGTATTCCCTCGGCTCTTGCGGCGTTGACGGCGAGTTTGGAGTAGCGACTCTCGCGGCTGTCCGCAACTTCCAAGTCCGCAATGACCTTGAGCGTGACGGCATTGTTGGCGAGGCTACTTGGCAAAAGCTTCTTGAGAGGCGGTGAGAGAGTGAGCGAAGGTGTATTGATCGCTCTGATTACTGGCTTGTGTGCCGTAGTCGGGCAATGGTTTATCTCACGCAGTCAAAACGAGAAGAGGAAAGTGGACGATGCTGTGAGGGATGCCAGACTTGATGACAGGCTGTCCGGGGTCGAACGGCGCTTGGATGAGCATAATGGCTACGCCAAGAGGTTTGCGGAGATCAGCACGGACATCGCAGTCATCAAGAATGACATCAAGACTTTGTACAAGGAGAAGGGCTGACATGGGAATTGATTGGAAAAGAAAACTGACGAGCCGCAAGTTCTGGGCGGCTATCGCACTGTTCGTCTCCGGGTGCATCGTGGCATTCGGCGGCGGTGCTGAGACAGCCGAGGTCGTATCTGGCCTCATCATGCAAGGAGCGGCTGTGGTCGCGTACATCATTGGCGAGGGGCTGGCTGATGCCGCCGCCGCTAACAGTACGTTCATCGTGGAACATCACGATGGCAAAAAAGAGTAAGCAATAAGCTTTACATATATTGGCAGTAGTGAAACTGCCTTATCAAAAACGCATCGGAAGACATGATAAGTCTCTAAAACGGAAAACATAGTGCAGTGACGCACTCTAAAAAACGCAAGGAGAAAGACATGAAGATTGATACTACCGCGATCTCTGGTTACGCAGAGATGTCCGCAGAGGAGAAACTGGCGGCGCTTGAAGCGTATGAGTTTGAAGCTCCCAAGGCTGACGAGTCTGAGGAAGTCAAGAAGCTCAAGACAGCGCTGTCGAACGCGAACTCTCAGGCCGCTGATTGGAAGCGGCAGTTTCGTGAGAAACAGACCGAGGCCGAAAGAGCCGAGGCCGAGCGCAAGGAACACGAACAGGCAGTTGAAGACGAACTGCGGACGCTCCGCAGAGACAAGACCGTGAGCGGTTATCTCGCACAGTGTCTTGCTCTTGGTTATGACAAAGATCTCGCACTCCGGGCGGCAGAGGCTATGGCTGACAACGATGCCGCCGCAATCATGGCGTGTCAGCAAGATTTTTTGGAGGCAAAGCAAAAGGAACTTGAGGCGGCGGCGCTGAACAAGCAACCAACCTTGACTCCCGGCGCTCCTCCCACGGCGAAACAGGCCGAAGTAGAGGAACAGAATAAGATGCGCCACTACATGGGTCTGCCGCCTATCAAATAATAAGGAGATAAAAGCAAATGGCTACTACTGTTACCCCTGTTATTACTAACAGCATCGGTCTGGCTTCCGAGTACCTCCCCCTTCTGGATGAGGTTTACAAGGCTGAGTCGAAGACCGCCATCCTCGATACCGTTCAGGACAGAGTTCGTTGGTCTGACGAGTATCACACCTTCTATCTGTTCGAGACTGATATGGTCGGCCTCGGCAACTACTCCCGCAACGATGGCTTCGTTCGCGGCGATGTGACCGCTCAGTGGAGAGCCTATGAGCCTCAGTGGGATCGCGGTCGGCAGTTCCTTGTTGACCGCATCGACAACGCCGAGAGCATGGGCATGGCGTTCGGTACTCTGGCTGGCGAGTTTATGCGTACCAAGGTTGTTCCTGAGACTGACGCAGTGCGTTTCGCCACCTACGCTTCTGGCGCGGCGGCTGGCATGAAGACCACCGAGACTATCGCTACTGGCGCGGCGGCTGTTGCGGCTATCGACCTTGGCGTTGAGAAACTGGACGATGCCGAAGTTCCTTACGAGGGTCGTATCCTGTTCGTCAACCCGGCTATGTACCGCAACCTCAAGGGCGGCATCACTCGCTACACTATGAACGGCGAGAACGGCATTGATTACAATGTCGAGATGTACAACGATATGCGCGTCATCACTGTCCCCTCTGGCCGGTTCAACACTGCCGTTACTCTCGCCGCTCCCACTGCTCATGACGGCGCTGGCGGCTACACCACGACTGGTCAGACCATCAACTTCATGATCGTTCACCCCTCTGCCATCATGCAGGCCGTCAAGCTGGCTAATCCCCGCATCTTCTCCCCCGAAGTTGTGCAGGAGGCTCAGGCTTGGATGTACGACTTCC